AAAAGCCACCTTTAAAAAAGCAATAAAATGGTTAGTAGAAAGTGATATAAAAATTAAAGATGGGGATATATTAGAAACATTTAAAAAATCAGGAATAGATATATCAAATTTAGACACTACCCAATTAGCAACTATAGGATTGTGGTATGGTGCAGTACAGGGCAATGCTACTAATTATAAAACACTAATGGAAGCTAATGAAGAAATAGAAGCAAATAATGAAACACCAAACATAGAAATAAAAATAGTAGATAATAGTAATTTAGAAAAGGTAATGTATGAAGATAATAATTAATACAATACCACCTACTATAAACAAATACATAGGTAGAACTAATATATGGGAATACCAAGCAGATAAAAAGAAAATACATAATTTAATAAGATTAAGTACAATTGGAATAAATCCAAGATATGAAAAGTGTAAAATGAAGATAACATATTATTTTAAAGATAAAAGACGACATGATCCAAGCAATTATGATAAAATGCTATTAGATGGATTAGTAGAAGCAAACATAATAAAAGATGATAACTATGATGTTATACAAGAATTTACAACAATAGGTAAATATGATAAAGAAAATCCTAGAGTTGAAATAGAATTGGAGGAAATATAATGGAATTTATAAAATTAGGTAAAAAATATTTAATCAAGAACTCAAATGGGAGAATAGTTGATGAAAAGACTAAACTTGAATTAGAAAATAAAGAATTAGTATTAAAAGACATAACAGGTTGTGAATGTCAACAAGAAACAACTAAAAAAATATCAAAGAACAAGAAAAGAATTAAAGAAATAGAAACTGCACTTCAAGATAAGGAGAATGCAGATGGAACTATCGAAGAAACAGTATCAACTGATTAATGATATAGCCGATACAAAAGAACAAGAAATATATGTAGAGGGTAGTACACAGTCAGGTAAAACATTTGCTATTTCATTTGGAACAATTAAGTATGCCGAGAATTTAAGCAGAGATTATCCTAATGAAGAATTTGACGGAGCAATAATAGGTTGGTCTGTTGCAACAATGAAAAAGAACATACTAGAGGTAATACTTAATTTCTATAAGCAACAAGGAACACCATTAAAGAAAAATAGAGATTGGAAATGGGGAAATAGTGAGAAATGGATTAAATTACACAATATAACATTTACATTTTTTCCTTTTAATAATGTATTATCGTTCAATAACATATTAGGTAGACCACTTATTTATGTATGGGTAGATGAGAGTGCGAGAATATATACTCAAAAGAACTTGCAAGAACAATTTAATCAATTAGTAGGTAGACAAATGAGTTATGCAAGTAATCCATATATGAAAACGATACATTCGTTCAATGTAGAGGGTGGCGAAAATCACGATTATAAATTGGACTACCTAGACAAGAAGCAAGATAAGAAAAACTATATATTCTTTCCTTATGATAATCCTAAAATAAATACACCAGAAGCGATAAGAAAAGTAATTGAATTATTCCCACCGGGAAGTTTAAGACAACAAAAAGTATTTAATCAGTGGATCGTGGGTGAGGGTAGAGTATTCAGCGAGATTAAGTACATAGATAGTTTAGATGGTTATGGTTTTAGAGAAATAGGCATAGGAATTGACTATGGTAGCAAAAATGCCACAACATTCGTGCCGATAGCATTAGCACAACATAGAGAAACAGGTGTATGGAAATTGATAAGGTTAGAAATATATTATCACAATTCAAGAGAATTAGGGGACACACCAACAACTGAATATTATAGTAAGCAATTAAGACTATTTTTAACATATTTACATAAGAAATACGTACATATACCAATAACAACGTGTGTAATAGATAGTGAAGCAAGTCATTTTGATAATCGATTAACAACTGATAATATACCACATAGCATAAGTAAAAAAGGTCCAGATAGTGTTAGAGAGGGAGTACAACATTTACAAAGCTTAATATATAAAGATTTTTTCTTGGTAATGAAATCTAACTCAATAAGGCACATAAACGATGATGGTTCTATCGAATATTGTGCCAAAGACGAAGGTGTAGTAGAGTATGAAAGTTATCAATATGACAATGCAAAAAGTATGCGTGAGGGTGTAGACTGTTATAAAAAAGAGTTTGACCACCATATAGACGCAACAAGATATTTAATAGCTGAATGGGTAGAAACAAATCGTTGTCCAGTAGTATAGGAGTAATATGGAAATAAAATGTAAAAAGAGTAAAAGATTTTTATGTAGTATAAATTATGATGAAATAATTGGATCATTAACTAAATATGGTGTAGAATTAGAAAAGCCTCTTGAGTTAGTAATACCGTGTAGAACTTGCCACGAAAGTGAAATTTATCACGTATATAAAGACCATTATGTATTTAAAGGAAATAAAGGAAAGTAAAAAACTTTCTTTTTTTTATAATTTAGTATTGACATATATATATATATATATGTTATAATAAGTATGTAAATTGAAAGGAGAAAGAAAAAAATGATTTACACAAGCGACGATGAATATTTAGAAAGAACGATGAAGAACTGGGAGGCATTAAAAAACACAACAAGACAAAGCCTACCAAAGATTTATGAAAATGCAACAGATGAAATTAAAACAATAATAAATATGCTAGTAGAAAGTGAATACCAAATAGCAATAATGAGAGATAATGTAAGAAGAAAAAATGGAGCAAATGGAATATTTGCAGATGAATACAAAAAAGAAAACGCAGAAATAATCAAAATGATAGGGTTTTAATAAAAACCTTTTGAGTAGGAGGAAATATGATTAAAGTAGATATAAGAGATAATGAGATTTTACAAAAAATATTTAAAGATAAAGATTTAGTAAGTATTGAAGAAATAATAACAAAATTAGAAGATTATTATATTGAAAGTGAGGAAAAATGAAAAATAATATTGTAAAAGAATTATTAAATCTAGCAGATATGTTAAGAACAATAGACCTAGAAAAAAACTCGACAAATGATATTAAAAATGTATTATATTTTATTGCAGGTAAAATAGAAGAAGAAGCAGAAGATATACAACAAGTGGGGAAGGAGTAAAAAATGGCAAAATTAAATAAACTATATTATTATACACGAAAAGGCGAGAAAAAAGTAAATTGCTATTGCATACGTATACCAAAAGAAATGGTAGAAAAAGCACGTTTACAAGAAGATGTCAAGATAATTGTAGAAAATGATAAAATAATTATTAAAAATGCTTGACAGATATTTATATATATGTTATTATTATAATGTGAAGTGCAAGTGAGTTGGTAATGCAACTGGAAGCATAGGGTAAAACCTGTGCTTTTTTTCGTTGGAGGAAATATAATGAAAAAGATAAAAGAACTATGGGAACATAGAAAATGGAAGTTATATTTATATTATAACGGTATACTAATCAAGAAATTAAGAATAAATGAGAACGAAGCACCAGCACAAAACAGTTATGCTATAAAAATATATTTCAAAAAGTTCTTATTTAAAAATACGATATCAGGTGTAGTTGTAAGACCTGTAAGAATATTAAAGAACGATGAAGTACACCGAAAAACCTATTGGGGTGTAGTTTTAGAACAAGGAGAACAAGTATAGGAGGGAATTATGTTAGGCAATTTAAGACACGCTAATCCTTTCCAAGCACCTTATATCAATGTAAAAGTAAAAGTAGTAAGTCCAGGATCAACAAATGGCAAACCGAATATTAAAGAAGAAGATAGATGTGTATTGGCACCTTCAGCAAAAAAGATAGGTACGTATATAAGAAATCAATTATTCGGTAGTGATTTATTAACACAAACAGAGGGACTTGACATTAATTGGCTAATGCCTACGTTGAGTGAGGCTTTGGAGTTAGCAGTATATGAAAGAGAAAGTTTTATATACATACATAAGTTTGAAGGCAAAATATATTTAGAGTGTATTAAGAAATGTGATATTCACAATTTGGTACAAATGTACGATAAAGTAAAAAGTTGTGATATCGTTCAAGATTTTGAGGGAAAATTATATGATTATTGTTTGACAAGACATATTAAAATCTCAAATGGAACGTCAACAATAGAATATATCGCACAAAAGAAAGACAAAAAAACAGACAAATGGCAAGATATATCAATAAATGAATTTAATTTTGCAATGGGTACAGAATACAAAAAAATACACGAGTTGCCTTATGAAGCATTAATTAATATAGATATCGGTCAAGACTTCTTTAAAGATAGTGAGAAATTCTTAAATGAAGAAATGGAAATATTCAATACATTATCAAAAGAAAGGGTTAAAACCGAAACACGTATAGCAACGACACAGCATTATCAAAGTGGCGACATATATAATCAATGGCAACCTAGTGCTAATATATATGACGTTAAAACAATAAGTGTTGGTGGAATGCAAGACTATTTCACATTATTGCCAGGCGATAAGGATCACGCAGTATTCGAGCATTTACAAGGCGATTACAGAGTAGATAAATATATAGAAGCATATAAGTTCTGTGATTATCAAATAATTCAAATGGCTAATTTAAGTCCAGCAACATTTGGTTATGAAAAAGACAAATATCAAAATGTAGCAAGTGTAGATTTGAGTATGGACTTAACCGAAATGACTATTGAGGCTATCAAGAAACAATTAGAGCCACAAGTAAATCATTTAATTGAGAATATAGTTAAATTACAAGAATTATTAGATATCAAAGAAAATCGTATTCCTGCTGATTTACAATGGGATTATGGCGATAACGAGAAATTAAGCGATGATAATAAAATAAAAACATTACAAACCGTTCAAAGAGTAATGTCAATACCTTATGAAATGAGAGCAAAAATCTTAACTCCTGTATTAAATAAGTTAATAGATAAAAAAATAGACGCAGAAACATTAACAAAAGCATACAATGAGGAAAAAGAAAGTATAAAGTTCACTTATGAAGAAATCTAGTATTGCAGATAAGGTATTTGCAGTCAATTTGAATTATGTTAAATTGCAAAATAAGACAAAAGAGTTATATTTTAAATGTTTAGATGAAAATCAGCCTGTGGAGTATTTTAAAGCCGAATTAACGAAGATTTGGGGCAATGTAGACTATGGATACCTAGAGCAACAAATAAACGAATACGAGGCTGAAATACACGAAAGAGATACAGGTGTTAAAGTAGAGCCTAAAAAATTAAATATAACAAAATATCTGCCTTTGGTTGCGTTAAGTGTAATTAAGAGCGTAGATAAGAAATTCCAAAATGTAAAAATACGTGAATACAGAAATTCAACAAACAGTAAGGCTTATGAAACAGACAAACAAGAATACTTAAAATTAAAAGTAAGTCGATACAATGATGACATAGTGCCTTATTATTCACACGAAACAGGGGAATTAATAAGATATGTACAGCCAAGTACATACAACGCAATGATCCAAAATACTAATCTAACACGTAGTGGTTGGAATACAACATTGAGCGACGGCGATGAATTAGACCAAAAAATGTATTATATACCAGGTCATTCATTTAGTTGTCCTCACTGCGTAGAACACCAAGAAAAACCTATGACAAAAAAAGAAGTAATTGATTTAATAGGAATTGGCGAAGAAGCAAGTGGTGATATACTTCATCCAAATTGTAAATGTGAATTAACATTTTATGAAAAGGGAACAAAGTTAAGACCAATTAAAAATAAAGGCGAGTTAGAAGAAGAATACGAAATAAGGCAAAAAGTAAATACTTTGACTTTGAAAAAAGAACGAGTAATTACAGATATGAAAATACAAAAGGGTTTAGGAAATCAAGACGAAGTTGATGACTTAAATTCACAAAGAAATCGTATCAATAAAGAAATACGAGAATTAAGAGAGGCATTACCTACTACTGAATTACAAAAACAAGTGGTAGCGATAAATAGATAATGCAATAGACCAGCATTCCTGCTTGAATGTCTATAAACTTTAAGCAGGTTGCACTTCCAAATATGTCGACAATAGGAGGAACTATGGATATTAGTAAATATCTAAAAAACAAGGATGTCCAACTATCCAATGAAGATTTAGACTTTGAAAAGTTGGAAAAAGATATCAGGAAAGGTTATGTATTAAGTGAAGAAGTAGAAAATGCAAGAAAACAAGCTCAAACTGAAGCAACTACCAACTATACTGCATTAGAGGAAAAATATAACAAACTTGAAAAATCTTACAATGATATAGAAGCACGAAATACAGAATTAACTGATAACAAGAAGAATTTAGAGTTAGAAGTAGAAATGGTTAGTCAAGGATTTAAAAAGGAGCATTTAAAAGAAATTAGTGCATTAAGAAATTCTTTATTCAAAGATGAAGAAGACAACGCAAAAGCAGTGTCTATGATTAAAGAAAAGTATAAAGCGACTTATTTCCCAGAAGCACCAAAAGCACCTGATATACCAGACGAAACTAAACTAAATAATGGTAGCGTAAAAGCACCAGAAATCAAAATAACAAGAAAAACAAGTTTAAAAGATTTAATAATTAAATAGGAGGAAAAAATTATGTATAGCGAATTAAATTTAGATTTACAAGCATTCGCCAAAAGAGTATATGATAATATTCTATATCAATCAACTTTCTATAAGTTCTTAAATATGGCATATATTGGCGAATTAAGACAAACAGGAGCACCTGTTATCGAAGTTATTAAAAATGACGTATTAAGCGTTAATGTAAGACAAACAAAGGAAATCCAAAACAGATTAAATCCTAGTTTAGCAACTTATAATCACAAAATGGTAGACTTAACTGAATTAAATATGGATTATTCAGTAAGAGTTCCACTAATGGTTGCAGGTAGTGATATTACAAATGCAGTTGAAAGTGTTGCAGACCTAGAAGATAGTGCAATTGCAAAACAAATTGATACTTATGGTTATGAAAAACTTAATGCTGACGCAAATATCACAGAATTTGTATGGGCTCCAATAACAAAAGATGATTATATCGATTTATTAAATGAATTAGGAGCAACTCTTTACAACAGAAGTATTGACGGAGATTATCGTATTGGTTTAGGAGCAATTGAATACGCTAAATATGTATCTGCTCTAACATCAGTATTAAAATTCGAAACTCTTGAAGGACGTGAAGGCGTATCTATGGGTGAAATTGCTCAAGCATACGGTGTATCAGCATTCAAGATTAACGACAATGTATTAGGCGGAACTATTGGATACTTCTTTAATCCAATTGCAGTAGTTGGAGATACATTCTTCAGTGCATTCGTACAACATAACAGTCCACAAGGATATCCAGGATATTATGTTCTTGAGGGAACACAAAGTTTTGGAGCAGAAGTTGTTCGTCCAGAAGCAATTATTCGTTTAGTAGAAGAAATATCTGCATAGTAGAAAGGGGGTTATATTATGACCTTCTTTACAAAACAAGAATTTGAAACAAAATATGGAATTGAGCTAGAAACTACTGATTTATATAAAATTGATAGAGCTAGTGAGATGATATATTCGCAAGTTGGTTTGAGGTATCGTAATCCTAATTGGGACGAAAATACCTCGCCAACAGCCATTAAAAACGCTAGTATGGAACAATTAAGATTTATATTAGA